GGTTGGTGGGCCCAAACGCTGGCATTCGAAGGCAAGGTAATAGTGAGGTTCCCATTCCAAATAGTTCCCGTCAATCCATTTCCCGTAACATTCCATCCATAATAATCTGGGGACAATATAAGAAAATTGTCTGTTAATCCAGGATTGACAATGCGTTGGAACTGTTGCTTTGTCTCTCCCGGAGTACTCCAGGTATACCAGGTGAAAGTGATAGGAATGGCGGTAGTATTTTGGAATGAAACAGTGTTTCCTGCATCCAAATAGAAATAGCTGCGTGAACTGGTTGGCAACCTGCCCGGATACCACTTAGAAGAGTGGGGAGCAGGACCATTAAAACCAGTCCAATTAAGAGGGGGGACTTCCAAAGGCATACTTTGTCCACTAATAGTAATAGGGACATTAACCCAAGAGTAGTAATAAACCGGGGCGGAAGCTCCAGTTGAGTATTCGGAGATAGAAAACCGGTAAGGATCGCGGAAGACAAACACCGAGCAAGTTCTCACAGTAGGGCCAGGTTCTTCAACACGCGGGATGAAGGTGGCCTTTTTCCGGCTCAACGGATTCGCAACCGCCGTTTCCGCAGAGCCATATCTGGCTCCCAAGCGGAAGGGGGGAAAATCCATCGGTGCCGTAACCGAGAGAATAACTTTTTCGATCTGAGTCCTCAACATGCTTTCCTTTTCCAGCATCACACTCGAACTCCTAGCCAACGCCAGAGAGTTTTTCCCTACTCGTTTGGAGGGGGCTCGTGATTCTACAGGATTCTTGGTAACAAGGGCGTTCGCTAAAGCCCGCTTTTGAGCTTGCTTTTGCTTTTTCTTCTTGTTTTGAGCTTTAGTAGCTTTTGGTTCCATGTATTAAGCTTGATAACAAAAAATATTCTTGACTTTTTTGTCATCCCCTAGGCGTAGATGAGGTTTTTTGTACATCTTGATTTTACGCATAATCTTTCACCACTTTATCCAGAAGGGGATGCTGGATGAAATGGAAGGGATCGACAGGGTAAGAGTTTTCAAAATCCTGGATTTCCTCAGGACTTATACCATATCTGTTAAACAACTGTTCATAACCATCAAAGTTCTTGGGCGCGAGACCTTCAGAATTCGTCTTGTATCTGATCTCTGGTTCCAACTCTTGGAGCCGTTTCCCGTATGCTTGATGTCGGAAGTTTCTCACGAACACTCCCAAAATAGGAATTTCCATAAAACTTGAGAATCCCTGTGCAACATCACCCAAAAACCATAGTGCTGCTTGTTTCAAGTCTTTGTTTTTGTAGATGCTACGCGGATCTCTTAGCGATTTACCGACTTTCAAAATTCGACTCGGCAAAGGAGCCCAATAATATTGAAAGGTTTCGCCTCTTATGGAAAAAGGGAGAACCCTCCACCACATGCCTTTTAAAAAAGTACCGCAATCGTAGTGGGGGTGGAAATTCAACTTCATTTCCAATCCGAGATAAGAATATTGGCTTTTGTATTCTGAAACAAAAGTCTTACAAGTCAAAATCACATGTAAAGTACTTAAAGCCATAACCAATGAATTTCCAATGGAAGTGTCCACATGACCAGTCAGACGGTTGCATTCACCATGTTTATCCACGGTTACTAACAACCCTCCTTCTTTATTTCCACTGTAACCCACATAATTAGACTTACAAACTTCCAGACTTAATAGAGCCGTACGGTTGGTCACCCCCAACTTTCTGAGTATGGCATGTTCCAGGAAGAGAGGGCCCGCTGCTTGACTTTGGTCAAACATGGACGCATCTCCTTCCAGAAAGATTCCTCTTAAGTGATTAATCACATACATGTCATCACCTGACACTATTATGTGCCAAGCATCGACCAAAGTCAAAGTAAAGTGTAACCATTGAGATAAAGCATGATCAGTAGCCGCTCCCCCATACGCAAATGTGAATTGCATATGGTTGATTTCTACCAAAAACGGATGTCTCGGATTCCACAATTCTTTTAACCGGTCAGTCGCCTCAAAAATTTCGGGGCCTATTCTCGTCTGTACTAAAGGATTTACATTGATGATAGCTCGTGGCTTCATTCCTATCCCATCATTCTCTTCTTTTAACAACAATTCGTCAGCCTTCACTTGAAGCTTACTTGTGCGCAACGCTGCCTCAATCTCTCCTGGGGTGCTAGTTTCATATCTTCGAATATAAATCAAGTATTTTGCACGTTTACTTGATTCCATATGATCTAGCCACTTTTCCACATGAGCTTCTCTGTCGATCACAGGTAACTCAGGGAAAAT